CGATCTCGTAGGGACGGCGCCCGAGTTTCTCGAGCGCGGCCGATGGCGAGTGCGAATACTCGTGCAGATGGTCCCGAACACCGCCGCGCACGCGCACGAGCTCGACCGGAAACTCGAGCCCCTGGAATGCCGCCCGGGGCAGGAGGATCAGATCGTTGACAGCCATGGAATTGTCGGGATTTCTGCCGAATTCGGCCCGCCGCCTTGACGCGGGGCGCCGGCGACGCACTGTGATCTGATGAGGACTGGTGTCTGGGCGCTGTGCGCGTGCTTGGTGTGGGTCGTCGGGTGCGACGGGGGCGGGGTTGCCCTCGCGCCGCCGGATGCCGAGGCGGGCGCAGCAGGAGCGCCCTACGTGCCGCCGGTCGGAGGCCAGTCAGGGGAGCAGGCGGTGAGCGGAGCTGGAGGCGCGCCGGTCGCCGTCGCTGGCGCCGGCCAGGGCGACGCCGGTTCGCGACCGACCGGCGGAACGTCTGCTGGCTCGGGAGGCGATCCGGTTGCGAGTGGCGGCGGCGGAGCCGGAGGCATCGGCAGCGCATCGGGTAGCGGTAGCGCTGGCGCCGCGTCCACGTGCTTCGATGGTGACCCGCAGACCTACGGAACTTGCACCTACCACCTGCGCAGCTGTACGGGGACCACGGCGATCGACTACGTGACGACCGACGGGGCAACCTTTACGTGTCCGACGATTAGTAACTGCACCTCCGCAGTGATAGCGCTGCAAGAGCACTGCACGGCAGGCGCCGGAGGATCGGGCGGGACTACCGGTGGAATCAGTGGCTCGGGTGGCGCGCCGGTCGATGATCCCGCATGCGGCGGAGCCGATCAGTACAGCAACCCAGACAAAGGGCTTTGCTGCCCGGCGCTGCTTGCGAAATACCTCGCCGGTCCGTGTTGGCCGCAATCGCTGCCATGGCAGTCATGCGCGGCCGCTTGCCTACCTGGTAAGAATGTGGCTTGCCCGACCAACGGCCCGCCCCTGTGCGTCTGGGATACCGTCGAGCAGTGCAACAAATGCGGCTGACCCCTCCGCCACGCCTTCCCCCGATCGACCCGCTCGAGTCCGAGCTCCAAGAAATGTCGATCGCGATCGATCGCGGCTTTCCGCATTTCCCGCCGCCACCTCCGCCGCCGGTCGATCGGCATTCGCTCGCGCGCGTTGCGCCGTCCGCTCTCATGCATCGCGAAGAGACGATCGACTGGATTAGGCTTCTCGCGCGCATTCTCCTATGCGCCGTGCTCGCGCTCCTGCTTTTCGCGGCCTGGAGCCTGTATTGACGAACTCAAGTATCTCGATCCGTTGAACTCAGTTTTTTTGGAATTTTCCAACTACTGACCACCGGCAACGGGCGCCTTCGGCGGCTCAGGAGGCGGGAAGTTGCCGACGATCACCTTTAGACCACCGCTATTCATTTGCTGTAGCAGCGTGTTCATTTTGACAAGCTCAGCCTTGAGCGCAGCCGTCTCCTTCGAGTCCGCTCGACTGCTGTTGTCTCGGTCCTGTCCGAAGTCGGCGCCCATCGGATCGGCGGCAATCGCTACGTCGTTGGTAGAAGCTTCGTCGATTTGCTTCTTGACGTGAGCGGCTGCCTTTTCGAGATCTGCCTTTCCCTGCGCGGTGAATTCGTGCTTGCGCGCGTGGTTGGTAGCGTTCGCCAGCGCGGCGCCGTCGTTTCCGGTTTGCGTGCCCTCGGCGTTGGCCTCCGCATCTTTTGACTTGAAAAAGTGCGCGATCGCAACCTCGCCCGCTTGTTCGATTGCGTACGCGAGCGCACCGATCACAGCGGCCGAAGTGAACAGGCCGAGAAGTCCGCCAGCTTGCCCGACGAGTCCGCCGCCCTTACCAGGAAGCGCCGACGTGCCGGCGACGTTCTTGATTATTGTCTCGATGCCGTTGCGGAACGCAGACTCGATGCCAGCGCGTAGAATCACGACGCCGATCGCGTCGATGATCGCCGTTCCCGGGTTCGATGCCGCCCACGCTGCAAGGTCTCCAAGATGACCAGCTAGCTTCAGCGCCGGTTCTTCGAGTTGCTCGAGCACCGGCAAAAGCTTTGCCATCACTCCGTGCGTGATGTTCTCCAGTTTTTGGTTGAAGCGCTCTGCTTTTGATTCCGTTGTTTTGAGCGCCTCAGCGAGTGCGCGCGAAACCTCAGTCGTTGAAATGTTGGCGTGGCTGAACTTCGCCAACTCGGCGTTCATCGCGTCGAGGCCCTTCTGGCCGCCGCCAGCCTCATTGAACGTCATTTGAAGGCCGGTGATCGCCTTCATTGATCGAGCGTCGCCAACCGCAGACTGCACGCGGTCCAGGCTCGAGAGCCCTGACTTGCCAGTCTTCTTATCCCTGCTACCGGCCACGATGAGCGCTTTTGCGAGCTTGAGCGGGTCACTCAAAAGCGAATGCTGGTCGTCTGCAAACTGTCCGTTCTTGTTCCCGAGCAATGCAGCAATCGACTTGAGCCGCGCCGGCTTCTTGAGCGTGTTTGCGAGGCTATCGATCGCACCGAAGGCCATGGCCGGAGTCGAGGCGCCGCCGTGCATCTTCGCGATCTCGGCTAGCGCAGTAAGCTTGCCAATGTTCTCGGCCTTGTCGCCCTTGAACATCGCCGCCGGTGCCGCTGCTTTCGCCGTGTACTTGGCGAAGTCCGAGAAGTCCACGCCTCCGATCTTGCCTTGCCCGCCGGCAACGCGCAGCAGGTCAAGCACGGCCTTCTCTTTGTTCGGCACATCGCCGATATGCGCCGCGAATTCCGCCGCAGACTTTGCCGCGTCCTCCTGATTCACGCCGAACGCCTTCGACTGGGCGATTACGCCCGGCATGATTTTTCGCCAGAGGTCCAGATCGCCAGTCAGACCAACGAAGGCGTGCCCCGCGGAGATGATGTCTACCGGGTTGATCGCGAAGTCCTTGCCCGCCTTCCGCGCCTCGCCCTGCAGCGTGTCGGACGCGACGACCTGACCGTTGCCACCCTTTGCCCCCTCGATAAAGCCGCGGTTAGAGAGCGCTGTTGCGCCCTTTTCAATGTCTACACCGCGCCGAACCAAGCCATCGATCGATGTCTCGACGCCCATGCCGCGCAGCACTTCGGAGCCCGCACGCCGCGCCATGCTCATGATCGGCATGTTCGGCATGAAAAACCGCGTCGCTCGGTGAGACGTGCGGTCGGCAAACTTGTTGATCGCGCTCTGACTTGCCGCGGCCGCGCTTCTCTTGTCCTTCTCGAGCTGCCGAGCCGCCTGGAGCTCGAGCCGATTGTTCGCGTTCAAAATTCGAATGCGCTCTCGCCCGGCTTCGTTTGCCAGACGGATCGCGGTCGAATACTCGCGTTTGCTTTCCTGCTCAGCTGCCCGCGCTCTCTGCTTCGCTTGATTCGCGAGCTGGCGCGACATGTCTTCGCCGGCCCGAGTCGTGTCGGCGAATACCTTCCGAGCGGCCTTGCCGCCGTCGGCGAAGCTTCCCTTCATGCCGACGGAGAGCGATGCAAATTCCTTCTGAACTTGCTTTCGCGCTTCGATCGCAGCCTGAACGAGCGGCTTGAAAACCGTTCGCATCGACTGGTCGACGGCCGCGCCGATCTTGATCTTGATTTCCGCCATTTTGGGCTCACGGACTCGTGAAGCCCGAAGCCTCCACGCGGAATTTCAACTCGTCGACCGCGACCAGTGAGCCGCTACCCACCCAACGCGCAAGCCATTCGCCACGCACGCCGAGCGTTACGTCGAAGTAATACATGCCAGCCGATGCGCGAATCACCTGCGCGCCGGCCAGCGTGTAGACCGTTTCAGTGCCGCTCGGATCTCGTAGCTTGAGAGCGACGGTCGTCGGATCTGATACCGCGCCGGCAATCAGATCCGTGAACGTCACGCTGAAGCGCGCGCGCTGTCCAAACTTGAATGTCTGCATTTATTCGCACGCGGTGACAGCGGTTGACGCGGAAGCGGTCGGGGCGATTGTGCTGGCCGCGCTTGCCAGAGCGGTGATTGAGCTGTGCGCGCAGCCGACCGACGACGACGGAGGCGGAGGGGCGACGCCGAAGAATGCGGCGAAGCTTCGAACCCGACGCCAGAGCGAATCAAGAAACGTCTGCTCGGCTGGCGATGAGTCCTCAGCGATCGGCCTAGCGCGCGCCGTCGGCGGAGGATCGACCCGCCAGAAGAACGCCGACCACGGCTTGCGTTGCAGTGTCTCGGGGAAATGCTCGTCCGAGATCGGTCGCGCTCGAGTCGTCGGCGGAGGGACCGGCGGAGGGGGCGACGTGGGGAACCACGGGCGCCGCTGCGTCGGTTGCTCTGCTGGAGACTCCTCGGTTTGCGGTCGAATTCGGATTGGCAGCTGAGCCGCGACGGCAACCGGGAGCGGAACCAGTCCGCTTCGCCGCTGTAGTGGCTCGTCCGCCTGATCGTCGGAGATTGGCCGAGCACGCGTTACCGAGGGAGCGTCGACCCGGGCAAAGTCCGGAGCCCACGGCTTGCGCTGGAGTGGTTCCGGAGATTGCTCGTCCGAGATGGGGCGAGCGCGAAGAACCGGCGGAGCGCTCGGCACGAGCCCGCTGGTCGGCAGCCATGGGCGGCGTACTAGCGTTTCGGGTGATTGCTCGTCGCTGATTGCTCGATCCCGCGTTATCGGCGGGTTCGACGGGACTACCCCGCTCGTCGGGATGCTAATGCGGCGCTGCAGATCGTCCTGCGTCGCATTTTCTTCGAGCGGTCGAGCGCGAGTGACAGGTGGCGCGTCGGTGGCGCGGAGGGGCGCCGGGCCTTCGCGTTCCTGAATCGTGTCGGGCGCCGTAGGCTCGTCCGCGATCGCGCGCCGTGCGGCGAACGGAAAGGCGACGGGCGCCGCCGCCTGTGTTGCAGGCGGCAACGGCCGCAGCCGGATCGGCTCGTCGGCAATCGGCTCGTCGGCGAGACGCGGCTCGCGCTCGGCTGGTGGCCCCGCTTGCGGCGCAAGGGTTACCAGTGGCGAACGGAGCTGGATCCGTTCGTCGGCTGGCGAGTCGTCCACGAGCGGCTTTCGCGCTCGGAACGGTGTCGCGGTAACCGGCGGAGCTCCCGTTGGGAACGCTCGGCGAGTGATGCGCTCGTCGAGCGGAGCCGCGTCGAGGTCTGTCGTGTCGTACGCTACGAGCGGAGGCGAATCGGGTGGCGGAAACGCCGCCTCTGCGCCGCTACGCAGTGGCAAATCGGGTGCCAGTGCCTCGTCGATCACGGCCCGCGCGCGTAGCTTCGGCGGAGCACTCGGCACAAGCCCGCTCACTGGCCGCCATGGCCGCCGAATCAGTGTCTCGGGCGATTGCTCGTCGAGAACCTGTCGCGCGCGTAGCTTCGGCGGAGCGCTCGGCGCGATTCCGCTTACCGGGATCCACGGCTTGCGTTGCGGAGCGTCGACGAACTGCTCGTCGAGCATTGCGCGTCGACGCGCGGGGGGATTGGCGGCGCCGCCCCCTGCGCCTGTCTGCGCGAAGATCGCGATCGATATGTGCGGCGCGGTCGTACCCGTGAACGTCGCGTCGATCGGCGACGTCGTAGTGACCTGGATGTGCTCGAAGCGAGCGCTCGTGCCGCCTTGGTCGATGTCCCAGCCTGCGCCGTCGTCGGTAAACCCTGCGCCCGCGGTGGCCGCGTTGGTTGCGGGGTTCGTGTCCATCGACACGCCGAATAGCCATCCGGTGCCCGCGGGGGTGAGCTGCGTCGAGCTGAGTGCTGTGGCGCCGCTCTGGAGCTGGCTAGCGAACTGGAGCGCGCTAACTGGGTCCGGGCACTCCCAGACAGCCATCCCACGAAAGCCTGCCGCAACCGACCATGTCACCGCCGGCAAAATGCTGACAGCCGTCACGCCGGTGAGAATCGCGAAGACCTCGACCTGCTGCTGGTTGCCTGTGTCCTGCCGGGTGTGCCGAACGGCGCCATAGCTGCCATTCGTTGGATCCGTGGCGCTCGCGGTGCCGCCGCTCGTCGTGTCGTTGGTGCAGGCGATAACGATAGCGGCGCCGGCTGCAGGCGTGAACGCGACGAGCGTTCCGTGCGTCGCTTGAGACGGCAAGGTCGTGATCGACGACGCGCCCGCGCTGACCTGACCACGGAAAATCGGGGTCGTCACGGCAGCAGGATCCCGTCGACGTGATGCAACTCCTCATGGCCGTCGGCGAATCGAACGCGCCAGACGTACGGGTTTTCAGTCGCCCCGATCACCGTGGCGGAATGATTGCCATGCCCGTGCCCCTCACGGTAACAACGAAGCTTGACGATCAGCCCGTCATGCCCTGCCTGCAGCTTGGCGATCGTGGATGCGCGCGCGGCGTCTAGGGCTGGTGATTTCATGGCAGTTTATTTCCGCTCCACGAGGTGAGGCAGTAGTCCGAGCTCGCCAGATAGTTGCCGAAACCGATCGAGCCGGTAGCGAAATAGGTAGCGGCCAGTGTCGTCACGTCGAAGTTGTTCACGTATTGCGTGCGTGTGGACGCATGCGTGAGCCACACCGACACCAGGCTGCCGATGATTTGAGCTTCGAAGAAATCCCCGTCGGCAATCGCGAACCCGACGCTCCCGAAATTCTGCATTTGGAAATCGCCGAGGACTGTCCCGCGCGCGCCCGAGGTGACTCCGCCGACGTTGATTACCTCCAGATATCCGCCGTCGAAATTCAAGTTGATCTCGTACGCCGTCATGAAGTGCGGGCCGAATGTCGCGCGCAGTAGCAGCTCGCACTCAACGGATCCCGATAGCCCGTTTGCGCTCCGATGAATGACGGCGGAGGCGTATTGGTTAGGTCCAATATTGAATTTTGCCGGGTCTAAAATGACAACCGAATCATCAAAGTTGGGTGATGAAGTACTTTGCTTCGGTACGGCGAACCCGCCCGACACAGCAAAATCCGTCCAATCCAATGCCGTGACTCCGCCCGATAGCCATATGCCACCCTCGGATAGAGTGCCTTCGGGAGTGCTGAGCGTCGTGGAATACGACGTGGGAAGCACAACCGGAGCAGCCGGCGCCGGCTTGCCCGACCGCGCCATTCGCATTCGACAACCGGGCAAAGTGATTCCCTCTCAAAGCAGCGCAGCAAGCGCCGCGCCCAACCAAGAGCGCGACGCAAAGCTGCCAGAAGAACTTAGCCGACTTCGCGATACGTAACGCCGAAGTTCCATCCGCTTAGGCTGGATGGTGCCGCCTGCAACTTCATGCAGAAGGCTTTCGACGCCGCTGAGTTGACCTGGATCGATTCGCCCCAGTTCATGCTCGGGGTCCAGATCCAGCCAACGAGGTTGTTGAACGAATCGGGGTAGATGATCGTGGTAGCGCCCGCGCCTTCTGCCGAAGCGTTGATACCTGCCGTACCTGCCGCGCCGGCAGTGCCGCCGGTGATGAGCGACACGGGGTCAGAGCTCTTGAGCTTGCCCGGGGTCGCCGACACGAGAGTCGGAAACGCGGTTGCCTTGAAGTTGAGCTCGATACCGTACATCGCAGAAGTCGCGGTACCGACTTGGTTCGCCCAGCAACGCACGACTTCGATCGTCTGACCGGATGCGGGGTTGATGCACACGAGCGTAACGCCCGCGTTTGCAATGGTGATGTTCTCACCGGTGACCGTAAATTCACGCATTTTCGTAGTCCTTTTTTGGCGCGAGCGGAGCCCGGCCTATGCGGCGCGAAGGCCGCTGTTTCGATTTGATTGGGGCGCTCGCTAGTCAGCGAGGCGGGGGTCCGGTCAGCAGATCAGAGAGCGATCGAGGCGCGGAAGTGAGCGCGGCCGTGCGAGTCGAAATCCACGCCGTCGGGAGTCGACGCGATCAGAGTGTCGGGGAGCTCCGTTTTGGCATCGGCGATCTCCTCGGCCGTGGGCCTCTCCCATGGCGGCATGTTGGGGCCGCCGTTCGCGTGAATACCGAATTTGAAACCCTGCGGGTGAACTTCGAGAATCGTCACCGGGATCATGACCACGTCGCCGACTGCGTACTTCTTCGTTTCCATTTTGCAATTGCCTCGTTAGTTGTCGGCCGAACAAAGCTCGGCACTTGCGGAGCGAAGTCCGCGGTTGGTCGTTGGTTTTCGAGCGCGCTAGCCGGCTACTTCAGCGAGCCCAGAGCGGCAGAGCTCGAGCAAGCGCCGGATGCGCGCTCCCTCGGGCTTATCGAGCAGGGCGAGCGCGTCGCGGTGAAGAAGAGCGAACAGATGCGCGATGCCCTCGTCGTCGATCTCCTCGACCGACGGATTCGAAGCCTCGTGAAGTGCTTCTATCGCGTGCCACAGCAAACGGACTCCCTCGGCCGTCATGCGCTGGCGGATCTCGAACTCGCCCATCACGAAGTGCGGGTCTTCCACGTTCGTCGCCGAGCAAGTCCCGTGCTCCGCAGCGAACCGCATGAGAGCGCAGTTGTACGCCTCGATTCGGTCGTCCTCGGTGCCGACCGGTACGAGCTCGACGGCGACCTTGGCAGCGGCCGCGCGAGCCGCGCTGGTGTCCTGCTCGGAGATGAGCCGGATTCCGATCGTCACTGGAGTCCGTGGCTTGTCCGAGCGCGAATCGGCCCACGCGGATAGCGGGAGCGTGACGACGCGCGCCGGCGGTCGGATCGCATGGGTGCCGCCGCCCTTTTGCAGCAGCGAGGAGAAGTCAGCCATCCGCGGCGCCCTCAGTCGAGTCCGAGATCTTTACCGTCGGGGTCGTACTGCTTTTGCCACTGCTGTCGGTCGTAGAGCCAACAGGCGACCTGTCCGTTGGTGAGAGTGCAAGCAGCTTGATCAAAGTGTGCACGTAACGCCACAGCGTAGCGGGCCCGACAAGCTCGAAAAAATCTGACGGAGACTCCGACTCCGCGACTCCAGTGAGCCAGCGCATAAAGTCATCTTCGGTCGTGTTCTTGGCACGCGGCGAGATCTCGTCCTGCCAAAACTCGTGCTGAGCGAACAGGTGCGTTATCTGGTCGCGGCTCAGGCTCCTCATGATCTGCTCAGCAGATGAGAAGAACGGAACCGGCGCATCGATCGGAGACTCGTTGTCCACGCAACCGAAGAGCAGCGTGTGAACCATGACCTGGAGATCATAGATCGGCTCGTTCGGCTTCGGGTCAGTAACGCCAGCCTTGATCGCGGCAGCGCGCGCAAGCTCTAGCGATCTTGTCTCTTCTTCGCCATTCAGCACGACAAGCGCGACGAGATTTTCGTCTTCGGGTGCTGTTGGCGCGTCACCACCTGATTTGGTAGCGCCGCGTTCCGCCGCATCGGCGAGCCGTTGTGCTTCGAGCTCTGGCAGTGGCACCAGGAGCGGGCAACGGGTGTTGAGCATTGGGAACGCGACGACACGCCGCGCCCTTTTGCCCTGCTGAATCTGTGAAAATCGCGCCATTGTCTTGCCTCGTTCGAACAGAGAAAACCCTGCCGATCTCGTCCCCTCAGACTCGATCGTCGCGTGTCGAAATCAGTCGCTCACACAGCTTTTTTCGCGCTCATCAGCCCGTCACGTCAGGCTTGCCGCCGTGGAACTCGAACGTTCCCTTCAGCGAGCCGCTCTTGGAGTCTGACTTGTAACTGGCAGTCATCGGGTTCATGTCGATCTGATGCATCTTGCCGCCGCCGACCCAGCCGATCGTCAGCGTCTCTTTGTTGAGTAGCGCGCCCTCGAGAGTCGAGGTCATTCCGGCGACCGGGATGATCACGTTGGTCGTGATCTTGGTCGTGATCTGACCCTTCGAGAAGCCGAGTAGGCCCTCGGTGCCGTGGTGCGCTTCGTCGCCTGAATCGATCGTGTAGTCGGCCGATTCGACCTCTGCGACCTTCTTGCCCCGTGCATACACCGCCGCCGCGCGAATAGTCGTAGTCGCCATATTGGGACTCCTGAAAATGGAACCGCGCGCACTCTCAGCGGCGCGCGAAAGCTGGTGAGTCAGGCCGCTACGCGCGGCCCGTCATCACATTTGGCGAAGACTCACGCCGATCTGGTGATTGCGTGGCGACGGCACGATCGGAATCAACGACATGGGTCGCTTAGCAACCGGGTCCCAGCCGGAGCTCGGCAGGTTCAGATCGACGTCGATGATCTGCGGTATGCCGCTTGTCACAATGTCGCCGCGCTCGAACCGCTTGAGCCTCTGGATTACTCGGTCGTTCCAGCGCTTCGGCGTTCCGACGCCGCTGATTCGCTCGCCCTGCTCTGGCGCCGGGTCGTCGGCGAGCACCGGGTTTTGGTTCTTCCACTCGGGCCACAGGCTCGAGCCGATGTCGACTCGAATGAAGTCCGTCACGGACGCCCATCCGGTGTCCAGCACGCGATAATCCGGCGCGGTGCCATTGAGGCAGCGCGTCGTGATTGACCGAGTGATGAGCGCCTGACCGTTCGACGTGTATATCGGGGTGAGACCGGTCTGCAGCGCGGCCAGCTTCGTCGATCGTTGCGGAATTTGCGACGTGTACCGGTGCGGGGCGAGGCCGACCAAAACCTCGTCGTCGTACTCCGAGCCCGGATCGCCTGGCTCGGTCGCGGTGCGCAGCGCGGCCACGAAGGCAGCGATCTCGGCCGGGTGCGACTCGCCCTCGAGCATCCAGACCAATTGAAAACGACCGTTGTTCAGGGTCGTTTGCGAAAGGCTCTGAGCGTTGCCGAGCGTGTCATTGCTACCAACGACCGTGTATTCCGGACGCCCCTCGAGCGGCCCAGCCTTGGCGTTTTCGTTCGCGAGCCAAACCGCGAGATTCGCGGAATCGTTCGGCGCGAATGCCACGCGCTGATACCAAGCGGGGAACGTTGCGGTCGACACCGCGGTCACATCGTCGACAGTTGTTCCGCCTCCGAAGCGCTTGCCGCCGCTGGTGACCGACGTGCCAGAGCCGCCAAGCGTGGAACCCATGACTGTCGGGCCCTGCGTCACGTCCTGCACCACGACGCCGAAGTTGCCGCGTGGACCCTTCTGCTTGCGCGTGAGCGTGACGACTCCGGCAGCGTTGCCAGCGGTGACTGGCAGAAAATCCTTCTGTCCAATCAGCGCCAGCAGCGTATTTCCGGCAGCCGTTGGCGCGTCACCGAGCGCAACCGGGACGTCGATGCGTTCGCCGTCGATCCAGTACGTGAACGTCCCGGCGCTCCCAGCGGTCCCGGTAAACGAGATCGTGACTGTACCAGCGGCGCCCGCGCTCTCGGTGACCGGCGAGCACCAGATCTGAATGCCGGGTACACGGAGCGCAGCGCGCACCATGCGATGCAGCTCGGAGCCAGGACCAAAGAACGTACGCGCGTCGTTCTCCGAAAAGACCTGCTTCGTGTCGACGTTGGGAACGGCGCTCCCCGTGGCCAGCATGTTGCCGACCAAAAGCAGCTTGAAGACTGCGTTGCCCGACGTAGCCGGGCCGGCGCCCAAGACGGTCTCGCCCACGAAACCGGGGACGAAATCGGTGGACGCGAAGCCGATGATCGAGACTGGCGGTGCGGTCATTTGTCGGCTCCGTTGGCGACGCGGCTTGCGCGTGCGGCTTTGGCGTCGGGGGTGGCGGCGGCGGTTTCTGCGTCTGACGGGGCAGGGCGGGCCTCTGCCAGCGTCGTCAGCACGGGCGCCGCGCTGGTCAGGGCGGGCGCTTCGGCTGACTTTGCGGGGGCGCCAGCGAGCTCGGGGCACAGCTCGGCGAACGTGCCCTCACCGAAGTGAGACTCGAACACCGCAACGCCGGCCGCCTTGGCCTCCGCGAGGCTCGCGAATCGGCAACCGTTCTCGCCAGAGCGCTCGTCGGCGGGGATCAGATCGCCATCGCGCAAGCGGTCGAGGTAGTACGGCGTTTTCGGTAGCTCGATGCCGCGTTCGAAACCCGGAGCCGGGCCGAGCAGCGCAGCGTCGAGCGAGGGGAACGCCCACGCTTGTACGTGCACATTGAGCCGCGTCTCGTTCGGATCTGACTCGTAGTTGTGCACGAGCTTCGTGCGCTCTTGGTCCTGCTCGGCGCCGATGAAGCGCGGAGTCGAGCCGCGGCCGCCCGTATCTTCGTGACAATGGCCTTGCGGGCCGAGGTCGTGGTGGATGAACCCCCACGGATTCGGGAAAACCCGGACGGTCGATTTCGGTAGGGGCATGGCGCTCCGTTTGCGACGACGGCGCGAGGCTCGTCGTCAGTGGTTTGGTATCAGCACCGAGGCCAAGCGTTACCGCTAAGCCCCGGTGTCGTGAATGTGTGTCAGCCGATTAACTCGGAGAACGGAACCGCGGGCAGCGGGTTACCGTCGGTGTCTTTGGCGCCGTCGATCGCGAACATGGCGTCGACTGACGAAGGGTTCGAAATGTCGGCGAAGCCCTGCGTTATCGACTCTTCAAACTCGAACGTGACGTCGAGCGCTTGATAGACGCGCCGCGCCGCACCTTCGCCGATTTGGATCGCTAGCTTCGCTAGCTTCCACTGGAGAAACTTGATCCAATTCAATCCAGCGGCGCGAATGACGACCGTGCCCTCGGCCATCTTCGTCGGGTCGGGGTCGTTCGCGAGCACATAGCAAGGGTCTCGTACGCGATCGATCTTCAGGTCAATTAGCTTGCCAACGGCCTGAATGATCGGGCTGCGCCGTCGATCGGTATCGGGGCTGCCTGGCGGGAGAACCCAGAACAACCGCACGCCGTCGGTGTGGATTCGGTAGTCTTCCGATAGGTTCTCGGCGTTCCTCGCGCTGCCCGTGCGAAACATGTACAGCGCAGGCAGGTCGTTTTGATTGAACTCGTACTCTTGCGGGTCGTGCGTGAACGCGCGCCGGACGATTGGCTCGCCTGGCGCTACAGAATGCCAAGCCGACTCGGCATAGGTCCGGAGAATCGCCGCTAGGTAGCCGACCACTACGTCGAGCGCGTAGTCCGTGACCGTATCGGTTTTGCTCGACACCCCAACCAACGGAACAGCGCGCCCGCCGATCGTGCTTCCGTCTGCAGTCATCGGGGTCAGCCTTCCAAGAAGTGCTCGAGGTCGGCGACGCCGATCTCAATCTCGCGAATCATCACAGCTTCGGCCTTGAAGTAAGCGCGACTCATGAACCCGTCTGGCTGCGTCCCAGGGTGGTTCACCATGGGAGTCGAAACCCAACGGCCGCCGATCTTGAACGTCAGAAGCGGGTTGCCCCAAATCTCATGCGGTCGCGTCCCGTCGTTCACGTAGCTCGCGTAATACGTGTACGCGCCGATCTCGCCAATCGCGCCACCAGGGACCGAGATCTCGACCCACCCCTTCGTCATCGACGTTAGGAGGGCAGTCCGGTCCTTGTAGTGACGGGTGTTGATTGCTTCGATCGGCGCTTCGACTACGGCTCGAGCTACTGCGCGCCGGGCAGCGTCAGAGAGCTTGATGAGGCCGCGGTCCCACTCTTCTTCAAGGTCGAAAAGCGGCTGCAGGTCGGGGAAGACCTGGAGCATGGGTCACCTCAGTAGTCGCCTGTTCCGTCGAGGAAGAGTTTATCTCTCGGCGTCTGGTCGTTTGGATCGCCGCTGTCCACGTCGCCGCCCTGGTTTGCAGCTGGCTCGGGCGGGTCTTTCGTGCCGAGATTGGTCAGGCCTTTGCGGAGGTTCTCCAGCTCCTTTTCGGCCTGCGCCATCGCTTTGTATCCGTCGACTCCGCGCATGAACTCCGGGTGCCGCTGCGCCGCGTAGGCTTGGCAAACGTCCTTCACGAGCCTCACGACTGCGTTCTGCTGTACCGCGCTCAAAATAGCTACGTCGTAAACAGGACCTAGCCACTCGAGCACCTTTGACGAACCGTCGGCGATCAGTCCGTTCACGGCATCAACGTCTGCGACTCCGTCGTTGTCGTCGTCATACAGGCGCATCAGAGTAATCGCAGAGATGCGATCCTCGAGCTGCGCCTGGTCGATGAGTAGGACAGCAGCCATCGCTTTACCTTGTCAGTTAGTTGCGGAGAGCTGGATTTGAACCAGCGGCCTCTTGGTTATGAGCCAAGCGCGCTACCAGACTGCGCCATCCCGCAATGTCGCCGAGCGCGCGTTTTGATTCGCGCTCGGCATTGTTTAGACCTCTACGACCGCTTCGCCCAGGCTGCGCGCGTCGTCCTCGTTCAGCTCGAGCACCTCGCCCGCGTGGCGGTGGCGACCGTCCTTGTAGACGGAACCGGGGCCGGCGACGGTGTACTTTCCGCCCTTGCGCTTGTTGATATCCCGCGGCTTTGGCGGAGCCGTACCGGGCGCGACCACCTCGGGGCCAAGGTCGAGCGCTTCGGAATCCGTGAGCAGGATCGGATCCTCGTGCTCGTACCGATCGCCGTTGAACATCACCGACCCCTGCGAGACGACGTGGTGCGGCTTCCGGTTCTTCTTTCGAAGCGCCGAAATCTGCTCGTTGAACTTCGGCAGCTCGTCGACAGTGCTGCTGGCGAGCGCGCCGCGCAACTCAGAGAGCGACTTTTCGTTCGCGCCGGCCAATCGGGCATCCTCGACGAGAGCGTCGATCGTGTCTTCGTCGATCGCTTTGGCTGCGCGCACAGCCTCGATCTCCGCTTGCCTCTGTGCGGTCAGCCTTGTCTCGGCTTCTTTTTCGCGAAACGCTTTGAGTTCAGCCGCGTCGTCGGCGGCTTTCTTGGCCTCCGCCGCTTTCGCGTCCGCCTCAGCCTTCAGCTTCGCCGCGTCAGCGTCGGCCTTCGCCTTCGCCTGTTCCTGCTCGGTCTTCAGCTTCGCCGCGTCGTTCGTGTTGTCTGCCATGGTCTCGGTCCCTCAGAAAAAACTTGATGGTTGGGCAGCGGCGCCCCTCAACGCCGCACCCGGTTACGCCGCGTCGACTACGATCAGCCGATCGGCGTGGTGACGAGGTATCCGGCGAACGCCGAGATCACCTTTTGCTGGTCGCTGAGCGTGCAGCGCGCCAAGTACGAGCCCTTCGGTCCGCGGTCGTTGATCCACATCAGATCGGTTTGCGTTGCCGCGTCCTGGAACGTGGTGCCGAAGCACACATTCCGGAGGCTCGGCGAGGTCGACACGCGGAAGAATCCGAGGATGTCGGGCCACATGCGGCCGTAGCTGGCTGCCGCGTTGCTGTTCGCGACATCCTTGCGTGCGCGACCGACCAAGAACTCGTCGACCTCGAAGTACTCGGCGAGCATCTTCGTGTTGGCCATCTTCGGGCCTTCGGCGCCGACGCCGTACTTGAAGGTGTCGAGGATGCGCGGGTGGCGCTTCAGCACGTTGTAGACGCTGAGCGATGCAACGGCGACCGTCTTGCTCGGGCCCATACCCTGCCAGAGGTTCGCCATCGCCGTGTCAGCGACGCCAGCGGGATCGCCGCCAGCCGAAGTATCGAAGCGGTCAGAGCCAGCCAGCGCCACAGTGTTCGCGCCGAAGTTTCCGGGGGTCGTGGTCGCCGCGATGATGCGTAGCTCTTGGTTGAACGCCAAGCCGTCGAGCACATGCGATTGTACGTCGATCAGCTCGTTCAGCGGAGCACTCTGGTTCTGGATCGTCATCCAGTCGAGGTACTCGCGCAGTGAGCGGATCCCGAGGCTGAAATTGCGCTTGGTGCGGCCCTGCCCGAGCTCGTTCGCGTTGACGCGATCGGCTACGGTGTCATCCGGGTACGCCAGGCGATCGCGCTGATTGTATTCGTAATAGATGCCGCTCAGAGCGCCACCCGTGAGCACGCGCGGCATCAGTTGCAAGCCGATGTAGTCGTCGTTGACGTACTGCACTGACATCGACGTGAGGACGGTGTCCTGGTGCACGTCGCCGGGACGGAGGTCCTTGACTGCCAGGATGTCTGAGTTGCGTTCTGCGAACTCCGCCATCTCGGCGTCGTCGCCGCGCGACTCGATGCCCTTGACGTACTTGACGAGTTTTTCGTACTCGAGACCTGCGGCGGTGCGTTGCACCGGCATCGCGTTGTCGGTTCGGATCATTTGAGTTGGCTCCAGTTACTTTGGTTGCGAAAGAGGTTGAAAGGTCGGCGCGCGAGCGCTCAGGACCCGACGGTGGCGGACGCCATTCCGAGGTTGAGGCCCGCGTATTCGCCAGCGGCGCCGGACTCGACCCACTGACCGTGAACGACGAGCTTCGTGGTCGCGCCACCGACGGTGGCGTCGGTCAGTCCGTCGCCAGCGCCAGCCCATTTCGCGAAGCTGCCGGGAGTGGCGGCGCCAGTTCCGACGAGACCCTGGACGATGCCCTTGCCGTAGTGCACGACGCGAATGCTGGTCGCGCCGGCTACGCCAGCAACGTCGCCAGCGTCGAGTGCGATACCGATCGTATTGTCACCGATCGCCACGCCTTCGATCACATTTGCGCCGACGCGCTTGACCGGGAAGCCCTTGCGGACAGTGCCGGCGTTGACGGGATAGATCCGAATGTCTGCGCCTTCGAGGCGCTCTTGTGCACGCGGGTTAGCCATTTACTTGGAACCTTTTTTCTGGTGCCGAGTGACCCCGGCGTTGAGTTTTTGAGGATTGGAGTCGACGCGCGCGGCTTACATTCCGGCCCCGGACATTCGATCGTTGCTGAGAAATCCCGAGCTGCTCTTGGACT